TTTTTTTTACATTTAAGGAACTAACATCATGGCTCTTATTGCACCAACCTCAAAGATTGAGGCTGTAAATATTATGCTTTCAGCCATCGGTGAGTCTCCTATATCTAGTCTGAACAACCCGTCATTGGTGGATGTGTCTTTGGCTGAGTCCATATTAGATGAGACTTCAGTAGATATACAAACACAGGGACTACACTGTAACACTGAAATCAACTACCCCTTAACAGCTAATGTTAATGGCGAAATCATTGTACCTACCAACTGTGTACGAATTGACACCACAGAAACATCGGCTGATATAGATGTAACTCAGCGTGGCAACCGTCTATATGACCGGGGAAAACGAAGCTTCACATCCTTCACAGGAACACTCCGTGTTGAGATGGTACTGTTGCTGGACTTTGAAGACCTACCACAGCACGTTAGACGATACTCCACTGTAAAAGCCGCTAGACGTTTCCAAGGCCGTTACATCGGCTCTGAGAGCCTTGGTGGGTTTACAGAGATAGATGAACGTGAAGCAATGGTTCAGTTTGAACGTGCAGAGAAGTTGAACGAAGACAACAACATTCTGTCAGACAACTTTGATACATACAAAATTCTTTCACGAGGTTCGCCTCGCAGAGCAGTAAGGTTCTAAGTTATGCCTCTAGTTTCTACCAGTATCCCGAATCTACTTAATGGGGTTAGTCAACAGCCATCGTCACTACGACAGTTGACTCAGGGAGAAACTCAAATCAACGCTTTGTCATCAGTTATTGATGGACTTATTAAGCGTCCTAGCACAGAGCATATTGCTAAAATATTAAACAGTACCGTGACCGATGCGGCTGTTCATATTATTGATAGAGGTGTTGATAATAGACACATTGTTGTAGTTACAGCTACTAATTCATCCGCAACGGTGGCTGTGTTTACGCTAACTGGAACTTCTGTTACGACAAATGTAACCAGTAGTGCTGACCAATATCTATACACAAACAACCCTCAAAGAGACTTAAAGTTTCTGACGATTGCTGATACGACTTTTATTCTTAATAAGTCACAAACAACAGCAATGAAAAACACCACTACGCCGGGTACTCTTGAATCTAAAAAGTACCAAAGCTTTTCAGATTTGCCTACTAACAGAGAAACTCACTATACAGGCGATGGGTCACAACGAAGATTTGCTATTGGTTTTAATTATGGCAAAACCTCTGACATCCAAGTAAGGGTAAATAGTACTAATAAAACTAGCGTTATTACTATTGAAGGTACTGACCAATCTCGTATTAGATTTCCTTCTAATGATGTTCCTGCTAGTGGGGCTAGTATTGTTATATTTGAACGCCCCAGCGCAAATGAATATTATGAAATCGTAGGTGATGAAAATAGCTCATTTGATAACTATTATGTTAAATCCCTTAGTGGTACGTCATACGAAGAAACTGTAAAACCGGGGATTGCTTTTGAGTTAGATGAAACGACTCTACCAGTAAAACTTGTTCCAAATAGTGCAACTAACCCATCAGCGTTTACGCTTGAATACAGCACATGGAATGACAGAACTGTAGGTGATGAAGATTCATCCCCAGACCCATCTTTTATAGGGCAAAAACTAAACGACATATTTTTCTTCAAGAACAGACTTGGGGTTCTATCTGAAGATAAAATCATTATGTCAGCCGCAGGGGAATTTTTTAGATTCTTCCCTAACACAGTGACCACATTACTTGCTGGTGACCCTATTGATGTGTCGGTAAGTCATACAAAGATTTCTCTACTTAATCATGCAATCGCTTTTAATGAGTCACTTACTTTGTTTAGTGACCAGACACAGTTTACTATTACAACGGCTGGTAACCTGACCCCCCAAAGTATTTCTATTGTACCTAGTACAGAGTTTGAAAATAATGTAGATGTCTCTCCCGTAGGTGCTGGTAACTCATTATACTTTGTTACGCAAAAAGGAAACTTCTCTAGTCTAAGAGAATACTTTATTGCGTCTGATACTGTTATTACGGATGCACTAGAAATTACTGCACACGTTCCAAAGTATGTGCCAAATAATGTGATAAAACTAGCAACATCAAGCAACGAAGATACTCTAGTCGCCCTATCACACGATGCTAATAGTAGATGGAAACTATTTGTGTATAAATGGTTTACTGATGGTAGGCAAAAACTACAGTCTAGTTGGTCTACATGGGACTTTAGTTACAATCAAAGTTCCTCTAGTGGAAATGCTAATGAAGGTATCTTAGATATAGAAATTATTGATAACGATTTGTATATGGTTGTCAATAATACGGATGGTGTTTACCTAGAAAAGTTACCACTGCAAGTCCCTGAAGATGGTGAATTAGGTTTTAATGTTAGGCTTGATAGAAAAACAATATTAAGTGGGACAACGGATGCCACTTATGACTCTGCTACAAATACAACAACTTGGACATTACCTTACGAAATAAATACTTCACAAGAAGTAAAGGTAATTAAGTATAATAATTTTGGGGACAGAGAGGGCACAGACATTACAACAACACGCCCCTCTACAACAACTGTAGCCGCCACAGGAAACTTTACTTCCTATTCCGTGCCCCTCCCTCCACCGGGACAATTATTTATCCACGAAGTTTTAGTTGGTATTCCGTATGACATGACCTATGAGTTCTCTACACAACACGTTAGAGAAAAGAATGGGGCACAGTCCGTACAGTCCGGGCGACTACAATTAAGAACCATGCGGATTAACTATGAAGACACTGGTTACTTTAAGGTACAGGTAACACCAGAAGCACGACAAACTTACGAGTACGAGTTTACAGGTGTTGTACTCAACCAATCAGGTTCTACCATCGAAGATGTTATTCTTTCTGATGGTACTTTCCGTTTTCCCGTCCAAGCAAAGAATGACCAAGTATCAGTAAAAGTTACATCTGATAGTTACCTACCAGTACAAATACAAAACGCTGAGTGGGAAGGTCATTACACAATAAGGTCACAGAGAATCTAATGTTAAAAATCGTTGAGGCTCACCCTATGGATGCTATGTATTTAGCACCTAAACTAAGGCAGATAGATTTGCTTGAAGTTAAGGCTGTAGGACACACCCCATACGAAGCATTAAGCACTGGATTTAATTTACCTAACAGTGTGGTCTATTCGGGACTAAATAATAACGAACAGGTTGTATTGATGTTTGGTTGCTCACAAGCACCTGATGACAAAGATGCTGGTGTTATCTGGCTATTAGCATCAGATGAATTAGATGAGTTAAGGAAAGACTTTCTTAAACTATCGAAACATTGGGTAGAACAGATTAGTTCACCCTACAAATATGTTTACAACCTCGTTCATAAAACAAATAAGAAAAGTATTCGCTGGCTTAGATGGAATGGATTTACTGTAGATACAGATAAAATTTACAAACAAGGCGGTGAAGATTTTCACTTGCTAATTAAGGAAGCTTAGACATGTGTACGCCAACAGCCATGATTACCAGTGGTATGCAAATTGGGTCATCTTATGCCCAAGGACAAGCCAACGCACGAATGACAGGGCTACGAAATCAGGCGGCAACAGCTTCAGCTACATCTGCACTTGCTATTGACCAAGCCATTCTTCTCCGTCAGACCAGTGAGCAAGCCGACAGGTTTTCCCAACGTAGTGTCGATAGAGGACGAGCCGCAATGGAGATGGCTTCTATGGCTCAAACTATGGCTGGGGAAGGTAATGTTGGTGGTAACGCTGTCAAAGCACAACAACGTGCTATTGCCTTCAAAGAAGGTGAGATAAAGGTCAGAGATGACAAGTCTTACGAAAGCGTTATGGCAAGCATCCGTGACCAAAACACCAAAGCAATAAATAGAATGGTGTCCAGAATGAATAGTTTACCAACCCCTCAGACACCCAACCTGTTAGCAACTGCAATCAATGTTGGTGCGAGTAATATGACAGGGGCGGCGGCTGAGTCATTTGATGGATGGTTTAACGAAACATTCAATATAGGATAAGAGAGGACGAGACATGGCAGAACAAAGAAGGCCAATAGGCAATCTGCCGGGACAAGGTGAGACAAGTATCTCTGCCGCCCGTCCGATTGATGCCTTTGCCGCACCACCACCCCTTCCTAAAGTTACAGCCGCTGACCAACTTGCTAATGCGTTTGGAAACCTAGGTAAAGCAGGGGCAAAAGCTTCTGCACAAGCTGAAGCAAAGCGTGAACGTGAACGAATTGACCTAATGGCAGAGACAGCCCGTGACCACGCTGTACGCATGGCGGCTGAAAACGAAAATGGGATTATTACATCTGTTCAACTAGGTGAGCATTACGCTGACCTGTCGGATGCCATCATTGCCCGGATTGTACGAGAAGAGAACAACAACTCTTTCTACAACATGGCAAAGGACAAATTGTCTGGCCTTAGTGATGACATCATTATGAACAAGGGTGCGCTTGAAAGCATCTACACTAAACTTGAAGAAGATGCTATCGCTTCTACCACTAACGAAGAGACAGGTGAAATCTACCAGTTTGCCCAAGGTGGGGCACTGAGAGGTATCCGTAGAGCTATCCAAGAAAAGAGTGGACAACACGCTTCAAGACGAGACAGCATCGTCCGTAAACGTGCAGAAACTGTTACTACTGGACAAGTAACTACACTTCTCGACTCAGCCTACACCGATGGTATTGCACAAACTGGTGACATCAACATGACTGCAATCATCGAAGGTATTGCGGCAATCGACAAAGAAGTGTCTCCCTTTGATAACGTAACCCGGAAGGGAATTATTGTTGACGCTATTTTAGCATGGGATAAAAACAATCCTGATAAAGCACCTCTCACTGATGCCATTATGGACAAAGTTCCATTTCTAAAAGGCTCAGTTACAGAAGCAAAAGTTGCTAATGCACGGGGAGCTATCGCATCCGCAAGAATGACACATCTGCGTAATGAAGCTTTCATAGCTAGTGAAGCAGAGAAAGAACAGTTTAATACTAATGTAGCTAATGTAAATGCCATCACAGAAGGTGACTTGTCCGTTGCTGACCAGATTAAAAAGCTAGACGAATTACAACGAGACATGGCTATCGCCGCCGCAAAAGACGGGGCTAATGCCAGTGAAGTTAAAATAGCTAACGACACTTGGGCATACATTGAGACTATGAAGCGGTCACTAGAAGTACCACCTGATGAAAGTTCTGCAAATCGAGTCAAGGTAAGAACTAATATTCTTTCTGGGGCAACCGCCGGAACTCTGACAGTAGACCAAGCGATTGCACAGGTCAGAGCTAGAGATGATATTTCACCTAATGATAAAGCAACCCTTATTAACGAGATACCACAGCTTATCCAAGGTGGTGGCATCATTGCCACAGAGACACATAACACAGCCTACCGTCAACGTGTAGGTGGGTCTGTAGACACTTATGACAAGGACAAGACCCTAATGGGTGTTGGACTGAAGCTATCTATGGTAGGTGAATCTGTTGACTCTATTGCTAGAGAAATCTGGGATGACACAACCATTAATCTCATTGAACAGCACATGGAAGAAAACGAAGGTCAACTTCCTAATATTCGTGCAATGAACGAGATTTATGACAAGGCAGAAGAGACTGTTAAATCCCGTCTGGCTGAACTTAATAAGCTAAAAGAAACCGCTGGTAACATGAGTCCAGCACAGGTTCGTAACAGGGTTGATACACTCACTGACGAAGAATATGACCCTACAAAGGACATCAACAGTGACCAGTTCAAGCCTGTAAAAGACCAAGTTTACCCTGCACCTAATGGTGAAGGTAATGTTAAGTATATTGGTAAGTTACCTGATGACCCATTCAATGATGAAAACTGGGTGTTGGTTGGTGACGATGGTGAAGAGATTGTACCCCCTGAACCTGAAGTAACAGTTACAGAAACTGAAACAGACACAAAAGTATCACGAAACAAAACAGTAGCTAAAGAACAGGCTGAAGAGCGTGAAGCTGTAGCTGGTGGCTATGAAGACTTGAGTGAAATCTTTAGTCAGGAAAACCAAGAATTTAGCCTACCTGAAGATACACTTAATGCCCTACTAGAACAGGTGACCAATACACCATTAAAACGTAGGCAGACAAGTGTTCCTGATTCAACTATCAAAGACATTATTCTGAAACAACTTGGGCTAGAAGGTAACTCATACTTTGATTTTGGTGGGCTTGATGGCGCAAACCTAGATGGTGAAGTAGCAGTAGAAAAGCTTATCGAAAGACTCAAGGAATTAGACCAAAGGTAATAACATGGCAAATCGGTTTGGATTTGGTGGGGGAAGTCAAACAACCACACAGGGCGGTAACCGCTTTGGTTTTGGTGGTGGGGGTGTAACTCCCTCTGCCCCTATGTCTACTAGCTCTGGCTTCAATTCTATGTATGAGTCAGTAGGTGATACTCTCTATGACCAAGACCTAATCGAAGATAAGAACTTTGTAGAAGCGTCAAAGATTATTTACCAGATGAATAATGGTAAGTATGCACAGGGCTTTCGTGATGACAAAGAATATGCGAGATACGGCATTGAGATGATGGGTTGGTTCAACTGGAACTTGCCTAAGATGACACTTGATGCTTCTCGTATCTCTGGTGCTAATGATAGCCAGAAACGTGCTTTCTTATACATGATGGAGTCATACGATGACTTAGGTATGTCATGGAATGGCACTGCACGTTTATTCAAAGGCGCACTTACTGACCCTACCACATACCTTGGTATCACTACATTTGGCCTTGGTACTGCCGCCGCTAAAGGTACAGCCGCTGTAACAAAAGAAGGCGTGAAGAGCGTCCTTCGGCAGTCTGTTAAGGGTGGTATTATTGCTGGTACTGAAGCTGGTATCTATGGTGCTGTCGATGACATTAACCGTCAGGTAGTCGAAACGGCTGTCTCTGGTGAGGACATTGACTTTGGTAGAGCCGCTAAAGCTGGTGCAACCACCGCTGTCCTAGGCTTCGGTCTAGGTGCTGGGGTTACTGGTGTAGCAAAAAAGGTACAGCTATCTAGGGCTGAGAAAAAAGCAAAGGCTGAGACAAAGACTACGAAGGCGACTGATGTAGACGAACTACCAGAGATGACTACGGCTGAAACTGTAGCCGCACAAACACCTATTGGTAGGATTAGAACTGAGTTAGATACTGTTGTAAAAGCAATCAAGCGTACAGTCCCGGCTGGCAAAGTAGCCGCTATAACAGAGGATGGTACACAGAACCTTGATGAGCTTGTAAAAACAGTCGAGCCTATCCAACAGATTGTTGCAAAAGCGTCAGCCAAGAACCCACTGGAGTTTGTAGACTTCTTAAACAAACAAGAGTTTGCTCCCGGTCAACGTGAGGCACTAGAGGTTGTCACTAACCAGACAACATCGGTTCTCAAAACAAAGGTGTTCCAGCTACGACAGCAACAGGCAAAAGTCAGTGGTGATGAAGCAAAGGCTATTGGTGACCAGATAGATAAGATTGAAGAAGTCATCCAGCCTATTGACCAACTAGACTCTGCTCTATCTACAATCACAGGACAAACTCTCCGGGCACGGGCAGAAGGACTGAACACAGGCGAAGTCCGTGGGATGACCATTGCCTCTCTACAAGAACAGGGGCTTACCCGTTCAGATGCGGAGAAGCGGTTCGATGAAATCTTTGCAGAAAAGCTGATTAAAAAAGAACGCACCCAAGAGATTAAGAAGCTAGATATAGCTATTGAAGAAGCACGAGTATCGGGTGACCAAGCACGAGAGATTAAACTACGGCGTGACCGTAAGCTGAAGGTTGCTGAGTTTAAGGAAGAAGCACTTCGTCAAGAAGAAACTGGCTTCCAAACTCTATATCGACAGGTTAATAAACCTATCAATGTGCTTAACGAGATTATGATTAGTTTTGTATTCTCCCCTGCTACGGTAATCATTAACACCGTGCCATCACTGGCGAAGGTATTCTACAAGCCTTTCCTTAACAACCTGATGCGTGATGGACTGTCTAGTGCGTCCCTCAAGACAATGATGTCTGAGTACACCGCTATGGCATCTTTCGCACCATCAGCACTCAAGGCGGCACGAGCCGCATGGCGTTATGAACGCTCCATGCTAACAGGTGACTCCGCACGTTTCTTGGAAGACTACAACACAATCCCAAAGAAATTTGGTGGTGGTGTCATCCGTTTCTTCCCACGCCTTTTGCTTACCACAGATGCTCTGTTTGAGAACGTCCATTACCGTGGGTTTACAGTAGGCAACGCTACAGCTACTGCTATAGAAGATGGTGCGGCTAAAGGTTTGAAGGGTAAAGAACTTGATGACCATGTAGCTAAGAAGGTGCAGAAAGCACTTGATGACGCTTACGAGCCTGAAGAGAACGCCATCGACATCTTGATGACCGAAGGTATCTCTCGTGGATTAAAAGGTCAGAAGCTTCAAAACTTTATTAACAAAGAACTAGAAGCTAGACCAGAAGCGTTTCAAAAGGCTACCAACAAAGAAGGCCGTGACTACGTTCAGGACGTTCTATTCAAGCGTGACTTCTCTGGCGAGGGGTCAGCATCTAAGCTTGCTAAAGGCTATGAAGCGTTTGTAAACAAGAACCCTATTATGCGTATGGCTGGACAGTTGTTCTTCCGTACACCTGTGCGTGTGTTTGAAGAAGGCATACGGCTAACACCGGGCTTGAACCTTATCTCACCAAAGTTCCTTAGTGACCTCTCAGGTGCTAATGGTTCTATGCGTCAGATTCGGGCACAAGGCGAGGCTATGATGTCCTACGCTATTGCTGGCTCAGTGTTCTCGCTGTACTCCACAGGCAACGTCACAGGTTCGCTAGGTGATGACTACAAACAACGCCGACAGGCTGAGAACGCTGGTGAACTTGAGCCTTATAGTTTGCGGTTCAGTGATGGAAGTACATTTAACTTCCGTAACTTTGACCCCTTCTCTACGCCAATAAAGATTATGGTCAATGCTCTTGAACGGGCTGAGACTCTAATGTACCGGGCAGAGCAAGGTGAGAAGATTAGCCAGACAGACATGATGTTCAATCAGGCTATGATTTCAGTTGCTGTAGGTTCTATAGCTCAGTCTATCCGTGACGCTAACTTGGCATCTGGTGTGGATGCTATCTTTACTCTTGTAGAAGATTTACAGGATGAGAATGGCTCAGAACAGCTTATCAAGTTTGCAGGACAAAAGGTTCAGACGTTCCTACCTAACACATACTACAAGATACAAATGCTGGACAATCCCGTTCTAAGTGACCCAGCAACACTAGAAGCTTTCATTCGCTACAGGATTAACCCTGATGACCCTCTAGTCCCCAAGCAATATACTGCGCTGGGCAGACCACGGACAGTCAGCAATCCGATGGCAAACCTTATCTACTTTGACCGTTCTACGGCAGAGGAGAAGAAGCGAGGTGTGCCTGAAAAAGAACTTAGAGTTGAACAGTTTCTGTATCGGTTAGCACAAGTAGGTAACACCCACTTTACTGCACCTTACAAACATAAGTATCTTCGTAATGTTGACCTCAGAACTCGCATAACAAGCGATGGTAAAGAAAGTTATTACGATAGATGGATGAGATACACACATGAATCTGGACTAATTGATGCGCTTGATAGCCTCAGAGGACTACCTATGGGTACGGAATCTGATGTAGGTATTGCTGAAGCTGAAGCCAAGAGCATGATAAATAAGTTCAGAGAAGTATCGTTCATCAGACTTATGATGGAAGAATCTGGTGTGACTGAAGAGTATATCAGAAACGAAATAATGAGGGCTGAAAATCAAGCTGGGATGAACTATGTCCCTAACATACAATTTCAAGGAAATAATTAAATGTCTTTTGCGATTACAAGAACAAACGGTGACGGGTCTACTGATTCCTTTGTCATCGGTTTTTCATACAGGGATGAAGCCGACTTAATCGTGAAAGTCAATGGTGTAACACAGACCCTAAATACACACTTCAAGGTAAGAACCGGGGGTACAATCATTGACTTTTCTCAAGGTTCGTCCCCTCTTGGTATCCCACCAAACGGGCACTCTGTCTTTATCTCCAGAGCAACCAGCCAAACTTCACGCCTAGTGGACTATGCGGCTGGCTCAGTGTTTAAGGAAGCTGACCTTGATACTGACTCTGAGCAGGGCTTTTTCATGGCACAAGAGGCCATCGACATTGCTAACGAGTCAATCACGGTTGATGCTAATAATAACTGGGATGCTGATAATAAACGTATCGTCAATGTTGCTGACCCTGTAAACAACCAAGATGCGGTAAACAAGCAGTTTATCTCTTCCAACCTACCTAATATTAACACGGTATCTGGCATCTCGTCAGACGTTACGACTGTCGCTGGTATTGCATCAAATGTCACCACAGTTGCGGCTGACCAAGCTGACATTGGTACAGTCTCGTCCAACATCGCCAGCGTCAACACTGTAGCCACCAACATCGCTGATGTGGTGACTGTAGCTAATGACCTGAATGAAGCAATCTCAGAAATCGAGACTGCCGCTAACGACTTGAATGAGGCTACCTCAGAGATTGACACGGTTGCTAACGCAATCGCCAACGTCAACACAGTTGGTACTAACATCTCTAATGTCAATACGGTTGCTGGTGTCTCTAGCGATGTGACCACAGTAGCTGGTAACAACGCCAATGTATCTACCGTGGCTGGCATCTCAGGTGATGTAACGACTGTCGCTGGTATCCAAGCAAACGTAACAACGGTTGCCGGAGATGCGACTGATATTGGTACGGTAGCGACAGACCTCGCTGGTACTGACACCATCGGTACGGTTGCCGGGAGCATCACTAACGTAAACACCGTGGCTGGTAACAATACCAACATCAACACGGTAGCTGGTGTATCCAGTGACGTTACAACAGTGGCTGGCATTTCTTCTAATGTATCCACTGTGGCAACTAATAACGCCAATGTAACGGCTGTAGCTGGTAATACTACGAACATCAACACGGTGGCGGGTGCGGCAACCAACATTAATACAGTTGTCTCTAACCTGACGAATGTAAACAACTTTGCAGACACCTACTTCATTTCTGCAACAGCACCAGCAAACCCTACACAGGGTGACCTCTGGTTTGATACTGACCCTGCATCTTTGGTGATGAAGGTTTATGATGGCTCTGGCTTTGTTAATGCTGGTTCATCAGTCAACGGTACAAGTAACAGAACAACCTACACAGCAACGGCTGGGCAAACTAGCTTTGCCGCAACCTATGATGCTGGCTTTGTAGATGTGTACCTGAACGGTGTGAAGCTGATTAACGGTACAGACTTTACAGCTACCAACGGCTCTACTGTTGTACTGACAACTGGTGCGGCAGTAAACGACACCGTAGACATTGTGGGTTATGGTACGTTTGAACTACAGAACACATCGTTGGATGACCTGTCTGACGTAAGTTCAGCCTCGGCATCTACTGGTCAGTTTCTAAAGTGGAATGGTACTAATTGGGTTGGTGACACTGTGTCTACAGACCTTGTAGCGGACACTACGCCACAACTAGGCGGTAACCTTGACCTTAACAGTAACAATATTACTGGCACTGGTAACATTAGCACAACAGGCACCGCAACCTTTAGTGCGTCCAGTCAAACACCAGTGAGAATAACCTCATCCAACACCGCCAGCTTCATAGAGATGGGCGACTCAACTGGCTCAATACGTTTTGGCACATCATCGTCTGGCGATATGACATT